TAAACTTTTAACTGACGACTTTAACCATTTTTCTTCTTGAGTATTTTTAATATATAATACGATTATAGTTCCAACTTTTTCTTCTTGGAATCTTAATAATCGTCCAACTCTTTGAATCATAGTTAAAGATTTACTTGTCAGTCCACATATAATACCCATATCTGCATCTGGTACATCAAAGCCTTGATTTAAAGCTTTCGTAGAACATAAAACTTTTTTATCACCATTTTTAAATGATTTTAAAGCATCATCTCTTTCTTTCTTTCGCATTTTAGAATGATATCTTACCGCCAAATTACCTAATTCCATATGTATTTGATCAGTAAAATCATTTGCACCTGCAAATGTTAAAATTTTACTAGTTAAATTAGATAATACTAATTTTTTAATAGTATCTATTTTATTAATAGCAAAATCAACAACAGCTTTACGTGCTCTAATAGCTTTATAAAATAAAATAGCCCATTGCTTTTCATGCGCACCAACATTATTGCTAGCTAATATTCTTTTAGCTTCATTGAACGCATCAAATTGTCCTAATTTATATTTATAGTGAAGAAACATATTATTTGCTTTTTTATATTCTGTCTTTTCTTCTTCCGTGAGATCTACAGATAAACAATATATTTTATATGGAGCGACTAGTCCTAATTCTACACATCTATCTAAACTTATGGTATATGCTGCTGGTGCAAGCATGTGAAGTTTAGCTTTATACATTGGATCTTCTGGTTGA